GGTAATCGGTGGTTCCGGTACTTCGACCAACGTGTCGCAGAGTCTATTACTCTTGCGGGTCAGTTGGCAATCAAGTGGGCAGAACGTGCGGTCAATGGTGCGATGCAAGATGTTCTCAAAACAGATGAAGACTATGTCGTCGCAATCGATACTGACTCCGTGTATATTCGCATGGGTGATTTGGTCGAGAAGTTTGCTCCGAAGAATCCTGTCAAGTTCCTAGACAAGATATGCGCAGAACACTTTGAGAAGGTTCTTGCGGACTCTTATGCGACTATGGCAGATGCAACTGGTGCCTATGAGAATCGCATGGAGATGGGACGTGAGGTGATTGCAGACCGTGGTATCTGGATGGCAAAGAAACGATATATCCTCAACGTGCACAATAACGAGGGTGTCCAGTACGCAGAACCCAAACTCAAGATGATGGGTATCGAGGCAATCAAGTCTTCGACTCCACAGGTTGTCCGTGATAAGTTCAAGGAAATCTTCCGTGTTATAGTAGAAGGTACTGAGACGGACACTCAAGGATATATTCGTGACTTCCGGTCTCACTTCAAGACTCTTCCTCCCGAAGATGTGTCGTTCCCTCGTGGTGTTTCTAATCTCGCCAAATGGCAAGACCGCAAAACTATCTTCAAGAAGGGAACTCCCATCCATGTGCGTGGTGCGCTATGTTACAACAATGCGATTGTCGAGAACGATATCAACCGACGATACGAGTCTGTCAAACAAGGTGAGAAGATAAAGTTCGTTTATCTCAAGATGCCCAATCGTCTGGGACAGAATGTTGTGTCATATCCTCTCAACTTGCCAGAGGAACTTGGACTCCATAAGTATGTGGACTATGACCTGATGTTTGACAAGACTTTCCTAGACCCTCTGATTCCGATTCTAGATGCGGTGGGGTGGGACGCAGAACCACAGGCATCACTGGAGGACTTCTTTGGATAAGATTATAGAACATTGTTTCACCAAGGATGATATATTAATTTATAAGAGAATACGAAGCCTCCAACAAACTATCGGGAGAAGTTTGGAAAATTATATACGAGACAACTCTCCTTTAGACGGTGTTATATTCGTTGGTCGTGATAAGAATAGACCAGAGGGTGTGGATTTCATTGTCGATGGCGTAGAATGGTCGGTAAAAAATGCTTGGAACACTGACAATCACTCTATGAAAAAATACAGAGAGGACAGAAATATAAACCATTGGTACAGATTGAACAGAGACGGATCTACTAATTGGGAAACTTTATTTGTTAGAGGGTTATCAGAAAGTGGATTTCTAGAGTATATAACCGGACAAGAACAAGCATCATTAGATGATTTCTTCGGTTGACAGTCATACAGCGTTATGGTATAATAACCACATGAATTACGAATTAACTATCTTCAAGAATCAATTCGATAACAAGACTCATCGTCACATGATAATGGATGATTGGGCCAAGTTCGTAAATGTCCTGAAGAACATGTATAAAGAGAAAGGAGAGAAAGGTGGAAATAACTCTAGTCCTCTTATTAGTCCTGCTGTTTTCGAAGTGGGTACGACGCGCAGTAATAAATCTACTCGTTATTGGGGTGGGTGGTGTTGCGTTGATGTTGACGATCATGTTTTCTCTAACGATGTACGAGTCCTTAACGAAGAGTTGTACAAACTCTTTGGGCAGTACGACTATGTTGTGTACAACACTGCATCAAGTAGAGACGACCATCTCAAGTTTAGAATCGTATTTCGACTAGACGAAAATATTGATAATGGCCGCATCAAGGCGTTCTGGTATGCACTGAATACCGAGTTGGGTGAACTGGGAGACCCTCAGACTAAAGACCTCGCACGTATGTATTATGTCCCTGCGCAGTATCCAGACGCGAAGTCCTTTTTTATTACCAACCAAGGTACTGCCCTCAACACTTCTGAGTTGATTGCAAAACACCCATATCACGAGAAGACAGGTAATACTTTCCTAGACAGGTTGCCTTTAGAAATGCAGAGTGCTGTAATCCAACACCGTAAGGACAGTCTAAATAACACCGACTACAGATGGTCGTCATACCGCGACTGTCCGTTTTGGCCTAAACGGTTAGGTGTAGAGTACCAAACAATCAGTGATACTGGTTGGTATTCTAAGATGTATAAGATAATGCTTGCGGTTGCCGGTAATGCATACGCTAAAGGTTATCCCATCACCGCAACACAGATTGCGGATATGTGTCGTGAGTTTGACCGTGAAACAGGTAATTGGTATGAGAACCGTCCACTGACAGTTGAGGCGGACAGAGCATTAGAATTTATATACAGGAATAGTTGACATGAATAGAGTATTAGTAACAGGTGCCGCTGGGTTTATTGGAAGTCAGTTGTGTGATAGATTACAGAAGCGCGGTCTTACTGTAAAAGGTCTGGACAATTTCAATAATCATTTATATACCCCGTCACTGAAAAGAGACCGCATGGTTCACTTTGGTATTGATATCTGGGGGTGTGACATGCGTGATGAAATCAAACTAGAAGCATTATTGCGTGATTTTAAACCGGACACTATTATCCACCTCGCTGCGATGGCAGGCGTAAGGGATTCTATGGGTAAAGAGAAGTCGTATCACCAAAACAATATCGATGCGACACAAAACCTGATTGATATTTGTAAGAAACACTTACCAGAAACCCGTATTGTGTATGCATCAACATCTTGTGTCTATGCGGGTTCTCCAACTCCGTGGACAGAAGGTCAAGAGTCCGGTAAACAGTTGAACGCATATGGTTATACTAAGTGGGCAAATGAGTGTCAGTTCCAGTCATCTGGTCTGGATACTGTGGGTCTGCGTTTCTTCACAGTCTATGGCCCTTGGGGTCGTCCGGACATGGCGTTGTTCGACTTTACGAAAAATATTTTAGCCGAGAAAGAAATCACTGTATACAATTATGGTGATATGAAACGCGACTTTACCTTTGTCGAAGATATCTTAGACGGTATTGAAGTTGTACTGGATAATACGGATATAGATTCCGGTGAGATTTTCAATATTGGACGTGGAGAACAAGTTGCATTGATGGACTTTATCTCTGAGATTGAGAAAAACACAGGTAAGGAGGCAATCAAAAACCTCGCACCCAAACATCCGGCAGATACTCTAGAGACTTGGTCTAATACTTCTAAGTTGCAATCACTAGGGTACACACCAAAAGTAAGTATTGCGGAAGGCGTTGAACGCTTTTATGAATGGTACAAAGAATATAATGGGATTAAATAATGTCTAGAACAATGCCAGAAGGTGAATTATCTAGGTTCCGTATCGGAATCGTTGGTCATGGGTTTGTGGGTCAAGCGGTCGAGTATGCGTTTATGCACCCTCTCGTAGACTTCAACTACTATGATCCAAAGTATGACACTGACCTTGACACTCTGAAGGATCTTCCGGCAGACCGTCACCCTAAGTGTTTCTTTATATGTGCACCCACACCCTCTAATGATGATGGTTCGGTGGACTCATCTATTGTCGAAGCTTCGGTGGTCAAGTGTTTACACTATACAGACGCTCTTGTCGTTGTCAAATCCACAATCACTCCGGAATCAATTGACCGCCTGTACTCTGCAATGAACAGAGAACAGGTAGACCGTTTTGTCTACAACCCTGAGTTCTTGACAGAGAAGAATGCAAAGGCGGATTTTGTTAATGCCAAATTCCATGTTATTGGTGGTATGCCTGTTGCGTCAAGAGAACTTATAGATGTTTATGAAATTTTCGGTGCATGTCAGTCTGATGACTATCGTCGCATGACTGCATATGAAGCCTCGTTTGTAAAGTATACTATTAACTCATTTCTGTCCACCAAGATTACATTCTTTAACCAGTTGTATGATTTGGTCAATCTGTATGGTTGCAACTTCAACACTATTGTCCGTGCGGTAGGAAGTGACGACCGTGTTGGTATGGGTCACACTCGTGTGCCAGGCTTTGATGGTAAACGTGGATTCGGTGGTGCGTGTCTGCCCAAAGACACAAGAGCATTCCTAGATTTTTCCACACACGAGTTTGCTGACGGGACTACAACTAGTTTCGATTTATTAGAAAAAGTACTTGACATCAACAGCGCTTTTCGTGTACAATACGACCTTGATGAACGTGAAAAAGTTAATAATATTACATTTGTAGATTTTGGAGGCAAAAATGTCGATAATGGACAAACTAAAGAAGAACTCGAAGATAAAGGAGACGGCGACCCTATCAACGAGTAAATTCTTCACAGAGAAAGATATGGTACCGACCGACGTTCCAATGGTGAACGTCGCATTGTCTGGTACTACGGACGGTGGTATTGCGCCGGGACTTACTGTCCTCGCAGGGCCATCTAAACACTTCAAGACATCATTTGCCTTACTTATGGCGGGTGCATACCTAAACGCAAAACCAGATGCGGTTATGTTGTTCTATGATTCCGAGTTCGGTTCTCCGCAATCATACTTCGAACAATTTGGTATTGACACTAGTCGTGTATTGCACACGCCTATCAAACACGTCGAAGACCTGAAGTTTGACCTAATATCACAATTAGAAGAGTTAGACCGAGACGACGAAGTTATCATCGTTATCGACTCTATCGGCAATCTCGCATCTAAGAAAGAACTTGACGATGCATTGTCTGAGAAAGGTGTTGCGGACATGTCCCGTGCGAAAGCACTAAAAGGTCTGTTCCGTATGTCCACTCCATACCTTGCGATGAAGAACATTCCGATGCTTGCAATCAATCACACTTATAAAGAGATTGGTCTGTTTCCAAAAGATGTAGTTAGTGGTGGTACTGGTATCTATTACTCTGCCGACAATATCTGGATTATTGGTCGTCGACAGAACAAGACTGGTACCGAAGTGACTGGTTATGATTTCGTAATCAACATTGAGAAGTCTCGTTATGTGAAAGAGAAGTCCAAGATTCCAATCTCTGTTTCTTGGGATGGTGGTGTTGAGAAGAACTCAGGTCTGCTCGAAGTTGCATTGGCTGGTGGGTATGTTATCAAACCAAGTAATGGTTGGTACTCTCGTTGTCATGGCACTGAGGCCGAGGACAAGAAGTTCCGTACCAAAGATACTCTGTCCAATGAATTCTGGGCACCTATTTTTGAAACGAGTGATTTCGCATCGTTCCTACAGAAGACATATCAGATAGGAGTTCAAAGTGAAATTAATCCCGAAGCTATCCTTGAGGAAGTAGTATAATGAAAGAATTAGATTTAGATAAACCGTCCGAAAATCTGGACTATAAATTAGTCCCTGTAGTTGCGGAGGGCATTGATGGGTGGAACGTAGATTTACTACGCGCACCATACAATGATGTAACCATCCGTTATAATAATGTTCGTATTAATGGTGATGAACAAAATATAACTTTCGACTTCGATGTTGTTGACACAGAAGACTCAACCGTGTATAATGTAGACAATGTTGACCTACAAACGTTCGTAGGTGAAGTTCTAGGTGATATCCTAGAATCAGCAATCGAAACTGGTTCAATACATAAGAAGGATTCAAATGACGGACATCAATCTACAGCAGACGATTCTACGGAATCTACTGACTAACGATTCTTATATGAGGAAGGTTGCCCCCTTCCTCTCTCCTGAATACTTTGAGGGTACTTACAAAAGTATCTTCAAAGAGTTCACGGCATATATCGCAAAGTATAATAATCTCCCATCCAAAGAGGCTCTCAAGATTGAGATTGACTCTGAGGACAGAATGTCAGACGAACACTATCGTCACACGATGGACATACTCCCAGATATCTTTAAGTATGCCGAAGAAGACCTGTCATGGTTAGTAGAACGCACCGAGAAGTGGTGTCAAGACCGTGCGGTATTCAACGCAGTGATGGAGTCTATCTCTATCATTGACGGCAAACATCAAGAGTTATCCAAGAATGCAATTCCTGACGTGTTGTCTAAGGCACTGTCGGTGTCTTTTGATACTAACATTGGTCACGACTACTTGGAAAGCATCGATGCACGATGGGACTTCTATCATATGGATGAAGAACGTCTCGCATGGGATTTGGATTACTTTAACCGTATCACCAAAGGTGGTTTGCCTAACAAGACACTGAATATTGCACTTGCTGGTACTGGTGTGGGTAAATCCTTGTTTATGTGTCATGCGGCCGCTGCGGCACTCAGTCAGAACAAGAATGTCCTGTATGTGACTATGGAGATGTCCGAAGAACGTATTGCAGAACGTATCGATGCGAACTTATTGAACGTGCCTATCGACCAGTTGGAAAACCTGAGTAAAGACATGTTTTCAAATCGTGTCAAGTCTATCGCAGATAAGACCACTGGTAAACTTATTATCAAGGAATACCCGACTGGTAGTGCGCACTCAAACCACTTCCGTGCACTTCTAAACGAGTTAAAATTAAAGAAGAAGTTCATACCAGACATCATCTTTATCGACTACCTAAACATTTGTGCGTCGTCTAGGATGAAGTCAATGGGGGGTGCTATCAACTCCTATACATACATCAAATCTATTGCAGAAGAGTTGCGCGGTCTTGCTGTTGAGTTTGATGTTCCGGTGGTATCTGCGACCCAGACTACTCGTTCTGGTTATAGTAATGATGATGTGGGACTGGAGGATACTTCCGAATCATTCGGTCTTCCCGCCACCGCAGATTTGATGTTTGCACTTATTAGTAATGATGAGTTGAATGCAAACGGACAGATATTAGTGAAACAGTTGAAGAATCGATACAACGACCCCGGCATGAATCAGAGATTCGTCGTAGGTATCGACCGAAGTAAGATGCGGTTGTTTGACGTAGACCAAAACGATTCACCACTAAATAAAGAAGTAGATGATGGGCCAGTATTTGATAAATCTAACTCCGGTCAGAGAATGTCTTCTGAAAAGATGAACTTTGATGGTTTCACACTATAAGGAGTCCTTAATGGATCCATACGCGCACACTATTATTGCATTGGCATTGTTGTATATATCTCATGTAATAGGAAAGAAGATCGGTAGACAAGAAGGAATAAATTCGGCGGTGACCTATTTGATAGAAATGGGCGCCTGCACCGAAGATGATTTGAAGAAAGCAAATGAAAGATTTATGGATGGAGATGACATCTAGTCATGACTGAGGTAGTTATTCGTAATAAAGAGTTGCTCAAGACTCTGAACAGTTTCTCGGATGAGATGCTGTCTAAACCGTCGTACAACGACGAAAAGTATTGGACTTATCATGAACGCAAGGATGTAGACTTGGGGTCGTACTACACGTCTCGTGAGTACCTCTTAGACTGTTTGTCTCGCGGCCGTGATGGTCTGGTTGGCCCGCCCGATAGATACTTCGCACAACCGATTTCAAAGATGGTGCGTGAAGATGAAGATATGTGGGGTGGATTTATGCAGAAGGTGAAGTATGACTTTGCCGCTCACCTAGGTGCGCATACATCTGCCCTACTATCTTACTATCCGCCTGGCGGTTTTGTGGGATGGCATACTAACTTTGATGCCAACGCATACCAAGTCTTGTTCACATGGTCAGAGACCGGAGAAGGTTTCTTTGAGTACTATGATAAAAAGACCGACGAAATCATAAAGATTCCGGATGTGCCTGGCTGGCAATGTCGCCACTATTATTTTGGTGCGGGTCATGAAGAAGACCTACACTGTTGGCACGCTGCATACGCTGAGTGTCAACGCATTACCCTCGCATATAAGTTCGTGAACGGTGGTAGTGTAAATAACCCTGAAGATGCGCAAGCAAGACAGATGCGTGATATGTTAATTGATGAAATTGAGAGTGAAGAATGAAGAATAATGATGTTGTGACGGTTGTCACAGTAAGCGGTGAATATATAGGCCGTTTGGATGGTATGAATAGTAACGGTACTGTTACTCTTAAAGACCCACGCATGTTGATTCATGGAGACCAAGGTATCGGTTTTGCACGTGGTGTGTGTATGACCAGTAAAGAAAATCCTGAGAAGGTTTCTTTTCAACAGTATGTTTTGTGTACCGAAACTAATGATGATTTTTCCGCCGCATGGACGGAAGCGACCAGTGGAGTGAAATTAGTAATATGATAGGCCCAGAAGATAAAAAGAAAGTCGCAGCTGCGATTAGAGAGATGTCTGACAGTATGTTACGTATTGACGCAGAGAAAGAGTTGATGAAGGACATCGTCGATGTCACCAACGAGAAGTACGGAGTTGATAAAAAACACTTCCGTAAACTTTCGACTATCTATCACAAGCAGAACATGGAAGAGTCTCGCACAGAGGCCAATGAAGTTTATGAATTGTACGAGGAACTATTCCAATAATGCTTTTGACTGCCGGTTGTAGTTTTGTCTGGGGTGATGAACTGGAGGGTTTTGACCAAGACCCTCCCACACATTGGGATAAAACCTTTACGTCTATACTCGCTAGGAAACTAGACATAGATTATGTGAACCGTGGTTTTTGCGGTGCATGTAATGAAAAGATATTTCGTGAGGTTACGGACTATCTCCATGCGCATCCCAACACAATATCTCATATGGTAGTAATGTGGTCTGCTTGGCAACGCACAGAAATTGTAGAATATATGCCTCCGGAACGTGATATCAAGATTGGTCGTCAGAATGATGTCACGCAGTTTTCACAACTTCGTACCGAATTGATATATGATAAAGAGAAACGGAGTTTGATGAAAAATTGGTTCGAGACCGCATATGATTCCAAAACGGATATTATGCACACCATAAGTAAGATGAAGTCTCTTGAACTTATATGCGATGCTGCGGGAATACAATTGATTCAAGGCGTATTCCACAGAAGGAACTGGTCTAATATTATGTCAATACTTACAGACCAGTGTCCAGATGACTCTTCTAAAAAAATTAAGAAAAAAGAAAACCGTATAGACGCCACACCTGATTATAAAAAGTGGTTGAAAGATTCCCTTGGTTCACTGAATGATGATAGTCGTGTAGGTATGGGGCGTGGTGATGACATGTTTACTATATGCAGAGACATAGGCGACATGAAAGAGTATGGCCACCCTGGCGAAAAGTCTCAAGTAATTTTTTCTGACTTCTTGTTAGAAAAGTTTCAGAAGTCAAACGAAAAAGATGTATAAATAGTCTAGTATTAACTAACTTTCGGAGAAATACAATGAGTGATACAATGTTAGCAATTGGTATATTTGTTATTGTTGCAGTCCTAGCTGGAATGCGAACTAAAAAAAGAGGCGAGAATACCAGAACTGTTATTACAGGCCCTTCGAAGATGGAAATCGACGAACAACGAGAAAGATTCCTTGCTATGACCATTGCGGAACTGAAAAAGTATATCGCATCCAAAGGTAGAACGGGTAAACTCCCTTCTCGCAAAGCAGAAATCGTTGAAGTTGCCCTCCAACTATGGAGAGCGCAACCGTGGTAAAATCATTCAAGACCTTTCTAAACGAAGGTGTTAACGACCCTGCAATCTTCAAGGCAATCTTCCTTGCGGGTGGGCCGGGTTCTGGTAAGTCATTCATCGTCGGTAAGACAGGTCTGACTTCTATGGGTTACAAGGTTGTCAACTCCGACGACGCATTCGAGAATGCCATGAAAAAGGCGGGAATGGAAATGTCTCCGGACAACATCTTTTCCGTGAAAGGTCAAGAACTCCGTGGTAAGGCAAAGAACCTTACTGGGGTAAAACAGGCGATGTACATTAAAGGTCGTCTAGGTTTGGTTGTCGATGGTACTGGTAAAGACCCAGAGAAGATTGCTAAACAAGCACAAGAACTAAAGAAACTAGGTTACGATGTCGCAATGATTTTCGTAAACACCGACGTGGAAACTGCTGTCAAACGTGACGCAGCACGTGAACGTACTATTGGTGCAGAAGAAGCAACCAAGTACTGGAAACTAGTACAACGCAATATCGGTAAGTTCCAGACGATGTTCGGTAAGAAGAACTTCCTAGTCGTGGATAACTCTGAAGGTAAGGATTACCAGAAGGAGACCTTACGTGCATACCGTGACGCAACCAAATTCACTCAGGCACCAGTAGATAACTCTAAAGCCAAGAAGTGGATTAAGTCGGAAAAATCTAAAAAGTAATTGACACAAGTAACTCATTGTAGTATAATGTTCCCATAATTTGAGGAGTTATACAATGAGTTACCAGTCAAATATTGCTAAAGAATATGCTCTCCTTCTTTCAAAGGTGGGTTCTAATCCAAGTCCAAAACAAAAGAAAGAGTTAGATAGGCTTCTAAAACTCTTGCGGAAAACTGTATGATACGTTTATCAATCTCAGTTGCTCTGCTTGGGTTCATAGGTTACATCACTCTTGCTCACGCAGAAATTTCCCCTCCAAAGATTCAAGACAACGATGAACTCGAATGTCTTGCATTGAATATATACCATGAGGCGAGGAGTGAAAGTCTTGCCGGACAATATGCGGTTGCTGACGTTACTCTCAATCGTGTGGTTGATAGACGATACCCGTCGACTATATGTGGTGTCGTCAAACAAGCTGTACTGAGTCAGTGGGGTCTTGACAGAGGACTGAAAATACCAAAGAAGAACATGTGTCAGTTCAGTTGGTATTGTGATGGTCTCTCGGACGAACCATTAGAGACATACTCTTGGTTACGTGCAAAAGATATTGCATATGAGATGATGTACTATAGCAAGCATAATGGTTTAACAGAAGGATCCACACATTACCACGCCAGTTACGTAAAACCCAGTTGGAGTTCTCACGAGAGAATGAGGTTGATTGGTAGGATAGGTGACCACATCTTTTACAAAGAGGAATACTAATGCCCATCGATTACGAATCTCTTCCAACAAATTTGTTTCCCGAAGATTCAGAGGTAAATAATGCATATATACTCTACGACCATATGGGTGGACTGATATGCGTTCATGGTGATGCGGACGGTGCGATTGAAAGAGCAGTCCAAGAGGTCACTAAAGACTATCAGTATGACACCGTACACGTTGATGTCTTTGATTGGGCAATCATGGTTTCTAGTGAAATCGGTGAAGTCACAATCTTAGTAGAAAAAATTTATTAATGTCCCGTTCGTCTAGAGGCCTAGGACACCGCCCTTTCACGGCGGTAACAGGGGTTCGACTCCCCTACGGGACGCCATTTTTAATTTAGTATTCCACTTTTGTATAAATAGAATAAACAAACGTACATTGAGAAAATATTATGACTAATGATACAGAAGCCCCGAACGTCAATAGTGGTGAACAGAACGTTCCGGATAATTTAGCAGAACAGAGTGGATTACCTAATATGTCAAGCACAAAACCATTTACAGTACAAACCGATTTGATTGTCGAAGGTGACGTGTATGCGAACAACTACTTCGGGCCCGGCGGCGCCCCTCTTTCTACATATGCGATAAAGGTAGGATATAACCCCAGCGATCCTTCGGATCTTTCTTCTGTTCTATTAGATGCTGGTACTGACGGCACTGATGGTCAACTTACTATCACAAACATTACAGCAGACGGCACTGTAGACTTTACTGGTGCGACTCTTATTGGCATCTCTGCTGGTGGCATAGACTTGAATGACCTTTCTGTATCTGTTGATGCAGCCGGTACTGCAAACCTCGCATACAATGACCTCACTGGTGTATTCACATATACTCCACC